CCCGGCCGGGAACCTGGTCGGCCTGGGCGAGCTCGCGGGATCCGCGGACCTGGCGCTCACCGCCGCCGGCAACCTGGGCGGCCTGGGCCAGCTCGCCGGCTCGGCCCAGCTCACGCTCACGGCCGACGGGACACTTCGCGCGGTCGGCGAGCTCCAGGGTCTCGCCCAGCTCGCCCTCACACTCTCGGGGATCCTGTTCGACCAGTCCGCGCGGCGGATCCCGAACTCGTTCCAATCGTTTCTAGTATTCTTGCAGAATAGCCGGCAAGATCTCGACGCCGGCGAACTCAACACCGACCAGTCGATCATCGCCGGCGAGCTCAACTCGGACCAGTCGATCCTCGCCGGCCGGCTTAATTCGGAGCAATAGGAGACCGTCATGGCATCATGCGACACCGACTTCGCGGGGATCTGTATCGCCAGGAAGCGCGGCGACACCGCGCCGGACAAGATCACCGTCCTCGACCCGGAAGCCGTGACACCTGGGACGCCGCTCGACGTCACCGGCTTCGCCTTCAAGCTCACCGTCAACACCGAACAAGATCCGGATCCAGTCGGCCCGCCGATCATCGGGACCGAGCTCGTGTCGATCGTCGGGTCGCTCATCGACGCGCCGAACGGCGTCGTCGAGTTCCCCTGGTCATCGGCCGAGGCCGACCAGACTCCCGACGATTACTTCTATGACATCGAGCAAACAGACACGGCCGGGAAGATCCTCACGATCGCGAAAGAACAGTATAAATTCCAGCAGGACATCACGAAGCCATAGGAGCCAGACATGGCGATCCAGTTCATAAAGGAAGACGGGACGGGCCTCGACGACGCGACGGTCTACGCGGACCTCGCCGAAGCCGACCAGTATCTCGAGAACTCCGACCGGAAGACGGCCTGGAGGACGAGCTCCTCGAAGGAGCGCCAGGCGGCGCTCATCCAGGGCGCGGACTACATCGACCAGACCTTCCGCAACCGCTACAAGGGCGAGCGGTTCTCGTCGGACCAGCGGCTCGAGTGGCCGAGGACGAGGGTCTTCGACGAGCTCGGCGTTCTCATCACACCGCCCGCCGGCGACGTCGGGAGCATCCCGGAAGAGATCGGCAACGCCTCGATCGAGTACGCCTTCGAGGCGCGCTCGGCGCCGCTGGCGCCGACCCCGGTCGTCGACGAGACCGGCCGCGACGTGATCTCGATCCGCGACAAGGTCGACGTCCTCGAGACCTCGAGACAATATCGCGACGTGTCGACGCCGAAGTTCCGCAAGTTCCCGCGGGCCGAGCTGGTCCTTCGCCGCTGGCTCCGCCGCGGGACCGCGGGCCTCACCGTCCGGGCCGGATGACATGGCGCTCGAAGACACCGCGCTCGCGCTCATCCGACAATTCGGAGAGGACCGCCAGGTCGAGCTCCGGATCGCGTCGACCGCGCCAGCGGATCCGGCGAAGCCCTGGGAGGTCGATCCGACCGATCCCGGGACCGTCGTCCCGAACCTCCCGGCGGTCGTCGTCCCGATCAAGCGGAGCCTCATCGACGGGAACTCGGTCCAGCAAGGCGACGAGACCGTTCTCATCGCGGCGCTCTCCCTGGGGACAACGGTCCCGACGGTCGCCGACAAGATCATCGACGAGGGGACCGAGAAGAACATCATCTCGCTCGACCGGATCCGCCCGGGGAAGACCGACTTCCTCTTCAAGCTACAAGTGAGGGCGCCATAATGGCCGAGAAGCCCTTCGACGTCCGTGAGATCGCGAACGCCCTCGAGCGTGTCCTCCTGGACGACTTCGGCGAGACCGCCGCGGCCATGTTGCGCGGCTTCATCTTCCGCTCACCCGTCGGCAACCCCGACACCTGGAAGGAGACCAGCCTCCCGCCGCCGCCCGGCTATGTCGGCGGACACTTCCGGCGGAACTGGATCGTCTCGATCGGCGGCTTCTCGAGCGACCAGATCGAGGGGATCGACAACGCGGGCTCGGCGACCTTCGCGAGCGGGCTCGCGGTCGTCGAGGCCTACAAGCGCGGCAAGCTCGGCGTGAACCTGGTCCTCCAGAATAACGTCCCCTATGCGAACCGCCTCGCCCTGGGACACTCGAAACAAGCACAAGCCGGCTGGATCGACGAAGAGATCGCGAACGCGCTCACAATCCCAGGCGGGACGAAGGACCTCCCATAGTGGGCGCCTCGACCAGAACCCCGGCCGAGTTCCGCGACGCGGTTCGGACCGCTTTCGGCGCAGCATGGACCGCCTCCGGCGAGGACCTGGCGATCGTCGCCTGGGACAACGTGTCTTTTAATCCTCGTAATTCAGAAGCCTATGTTCTCGCTTCACTTTCACACTCGAGCGGGACACTTGCATCCCTCGGCGCTGGGTCTACAATCCAAGTCAGAAGGGTCGCAGTATTCGCCGGCCAGATATTCGTCCGACACAACACCGGCCAGGCGAGAGCGGACCAGCTCGCGGAGATTGTCCTCGACTTTATCGAGTCGACTCACATCACCGGGATCCGGTTCCGGGACCAGTCGATGATCGAGGCCGGAAGGGTCCAGCAATGGTTCCAGGTCAACGTCAACGCCCAGGTCGAATACGACTCATTCCGATCCGTGTGAGACGGGTCCCCGTTCAACCAGGAGACCGCTATGTCTGACACCAATCGAGTCGGGCTTCGTTTTTTCAGAAGCTCACAACGGACCGCCCCGATCCCCGGCGGCCCCTTCAACCTCAACCAGCTCCGCTACACCGGGACGCCGAACCTCGCGTTCGCGCCGAACACGATCACGTCGAACGAGATCCGGCCCGACCGCCAGATCACGGACCTCATCCTGGTCGGCGCCGAGGCCGGCGGCGACACCGGGATCGAGCTCTCCTTCGAGGCCTTCGACGCGCTCATCGAAGACGCGCTCTTTTCGACCTACGCCTCAACCGTCCAGAAGCTCGGGACCGGCGAGATCACCGGCTTCTCGGCCGGCGTCATCTCAGTCGATGACGGGACCGACTTCATCCCCGGCCAGGTCCTCCGCCTCCAGAAGCTCCTCACCGGCGACGTCGGCGACGGGATCTTCGAGATCGTGTCGATCGCCGTCAACGACCTCACGGTCAACCCGCTCGCGGGAACCGCGACGACCGCCATCGTCGGGACCGAGACCGCCGACGCGGACACCCGGCTCAACGTCACAGGCTTCGCGGCCCAGGCGAACGGCGACATCACGTTCGTCGTGACCGGCAACAACACCGTCGTCCAGTTCCCGACCGGCGCGCTCGACAACGCGCTCGGGACCGGGATCCCGACAACGATCGGCGCCTGGTTCAAGTTCGCCGACTTCGCGACATCCGGGAATAACGTCTGGGCGCGCGCGCGTGAGGTCGACCTCGCCGCCGACACGATCACCCTCGACACCCAGACCGGCATGGCAACCGACGCGGCCGCGACCGAACAGGTCATCGCCTTCTATGGTTCGCGGGTCGAGAACGGGGCCGAGTCAATAGGCTCTCATCAGAACGCCGTCGAGCGGCGCTTCGAGGATCACTCGCCGATCACCCGCGAGCTCTTCCTGGGGATGGCGCTCAACAACCTCAACATCACCCTCGCGCCCCAGGCGATCGCCGTCGGGTCCTTGACCTGGTTCGGCTTCAACTCGGCCGTCTCCGACGCCTCGCCGAACTATACGGACCTATACGACAGCCTCCCGGCCGACATCGCCGCCGAGCAGTTCGACGTTTACAACACGTCGAACGACATCGGCCGGCTCGGCCGAGGCGTGGATCCGATCGACGCCGCCGGCGTGAACTTCGTCCTCGAGGCGACGATCGAGATCAACAACAACCTCCGCCGCCAGCCCGCGGTCGGCGTCTTCGGCGCCTCCGGGATCGGCGTCGGGGAGCTCTCCGTGACCGGGACCTTGTCGACTTATTTCGACAACGACGAGATCCTCCAGATCATCCTCACGAACGCGGAGACCTCGCTCGATCTCATCACCCAGGGAGGCGACGGCCGCTCGATGGTCTTCGACCTTCCTCGGATCAAGTTCTCCGGAGGAGCGCCCGATGTCCCAGGCAAGAACGCGGACGTCACGATCCCCGGAACCTACCAGGCAATTCTCGACGCGACGTTCGGCTATACGATGAGCGTCCAGCGGGTCAACTTCGCCCGGTAGTTCATCAACCGGGCCTCGGAGGCCCAGGAGGGAAGACCGTGAGGGTTTACGAGGCTTTCGAGACATCGAAGCGACTGATCGACGAGGGGCTGCAATGCGACATCGAGTTCGGCGGGAAAGTGATCGCGAAGGTCTGGGTCCGGCCTACGGATCCGAACCTAAATCGCGAATACGCTCGCGAGCTCACGCTCGAGACCGTCAAGCTCAAGGGGAACGGGCTCGACGACCTGGAGCCCGAGGAAGACGCCGAGATCATCCAGCGGATCGTCGCGCGGACCGTGATCGTCCGCTGGGAGTGGACCGACCCCGTCGACAAGAAGGACCCGAAGCTAAAATTCAACGAGAAGAACGCGGTCGCGCTATTCAAGCGGGCGCCGAAGTTCTTCGCCGGGATCCAGCTCGGCGCGCGACACTGGGACCGCTTCCGCAAAATCCACGAGGCGGAAGCCTCGGGAAACTGACAGCGGTCCTCGATCATCAACTCCGAATCGGGGACGACGAGGTCTCGGAGTCTATTGTCGCGGCCTACAAGGAGCGAGGCCTCCAGCCGCCCGAACATATCACCGACCCGCCCGACATCCGGCCGGAGTTCCTGATCTACTGGCAAGCCTACCGCGACCTCCAGACCGAGCGACGAACGCCTCGAGGGGCGATCCCAGTGAACGCGATCTTCGAGTATGCCGACGGCCTGGGCGTCGATCGCGACCAGCTCAAGCGGATCGTCTGGGAGGTCGACAAGACGCTCCTCGAACACTGGAAAGGCCTCGACGAGGCCGAGAAGACGCGCCAGGCGGCCGAGAGGGAACGGAAGCGCCTCGGAGGTAGCTCGTGACCGATCGCGTCATCCGCGTCGTCCTGGACGCCTCCGGCGTCGAGCGGGGAGCCCGCGCCGCCCAGGGCGCCTCGAAGAAGGTCAAGACCAGCGCCGACCAGATGCGGAGCGGCTTCCGGGCCGCCGCGAAGGCCGCCGCCGGCCTGGCCGTCGTCCTCGGCTTCCGCGAACTCATCCGGACCGCCGACACGTTCAACCAGATCCAGAACTCCCTCCGGATCGTCACCGACTCGACCGACGAGCTCGTCTCCGCGAACCAGCGGCTCTTCGAGATCGCCCAGCGAACCAGGACGCCGCTCGAGGCGACCGTCTCGCTCTTCTCGAGGGCCTCGATCGCCGCCGAAGAACTCGGCGCCAGCCAGGAGGAACTATTCCGACTGACCGAGATCACCGGCCAGGCGCTCGCCGTCCAGGGCGGCGCGGCCTCAGAAGCCGCCGGCGCGCTCCGCCAGCTCTCCCAGTCCTTCTCGAGCGGCATCGTCCGCGCCGAGGAGTTCAACTCGATCCTCGAGGGCGCCTTCCCGCTCGCCCAGGCGGCGGCCCGCGGCTTCGGCGAGACCGGGATCTCAGTCGGCAAGCTCCGGAACCTGGTCGTCGAGGGCAAGGTCTCGAGCGAGGAGTTCTTCCGCGCGATCCTCAAGGGCGGCGAGGGACTCGCGGAGCAGTTCGAGCAGACGGTCCCGACCGTCGGCCAGGCGCTCGTCGTCTTGAACAACGCCTTCATCACCTTCGTCGGCGGAGTCGACGGGGCCAGCGGCGCGACCGCGACCCTCGCCCAGATTCTCATCGACGTCGCCGGCGTCCTGGGCGACCTGGGCGACGCGCTCACCGGCAACCTCGACCCGCTCAACGATACCTCGGCCGGCTTCAACACCTTCGCGGTCTCGGTCATCGCGGCCGGCTCGGCGATCTCGAGCCTCTTCGACATCCTCCGAACCGGGAAGGAGTTCTTCGTCGCGTTCGCCGAAGGCCTGGGCGGCGTCGCCGCCGGCATCGTCCAGCTCGCGAAGGGCAACTTCACCGAGGCGCGGGCGATCTTCTCGGACACGACCGGCTTCGATCGAGCGACCCTGGCGACGACCGACTTCTTCGAGAACTTCTCGGACAACATCGACTCGGCGAGCCTCCGGATCAACGACGTCCTCGTCCCGTCCTTCCGCATGATCCGCGAGGAGGTCGACAAGATCGCCGACGCGGAGGTCAAGGACATCGTCAACCCGAACGCCGTCGAGGATCTCCAGGACGCGACCGACGCGACCCAGGAGTTCCTCGAGGCGCTCCGGATCACGACCGGCGAGCTCGCGATCCAGGCCCAGCTCGGCGACGACGCCGATGAGGCTATTCGCCGCTATCGTGAAGGGATCGAGCTCGCGGCCGCGGCGAACGAGGCCTTCGGCGACCTGGTCCCGACGGCGGAAGTCGAGGAGCTCACCGCCGCCTTTATCCGCCAGGGCGAAGCCGGGCTCGAGACCCAGCGGGCGCTCCGCGAAGAGATCGAGGCGGCCGAGCTCGCCCAGACCTTCCAGGAACAGATCGAGGCCCTCGAGGAAGAGATCCTTCTCCTCGACGCCAGCAACGAGGCGATCGCGATCAACGCCGAGGTCCGCGCCCTGGCCGAAGGCGCGACCGCCGAACAAGCCGCCCAGATCCGCAACCTCACCGAGGCCCTCCTGGACGAGAAGGACGCGCTCAGTGACAACGCCCCGACGATCCAGCAGTTCATCGACGACACGAAGGCGACCGCCGAGGACACGCTCACCGGGATCCTCGCCGACCCGATGGCCGACGGCCTCGACGAGCTCCCGTTCAAGTTCGCCCAGACGCTCCAGGCCCTCGCGGCCCAGGCGCTCTCGGCCGAGGTCTTCGAGATCCTGGGGAGCCTCGGAGGCGGCGGAGGCGGCGGCGGCTTCCTCGGCTTCCTCGGCGGGCTCTTCGGATCCGCCCAGGCCGGCGGCCAGATCTCCAGCGCCGGCCCGACCCTGGTCGGCGAGCGAGGCCCGGAGCTCTTCACGCCGGCAAGCTCGGGAACGATCTCGCCGAACGTCAACATCAACCAGGCCGCCCAGGCGCCGCCGATGGTCAACGTCATCAACGTCTCGGACCCGGCGGACATCCCGAGCGGCATCGAGACGCCCGAGGGCGAGCAAGCCGTCATCAACGTCATCCAGAAGAACCCGGAAGCCGTTCGCCGGCTTCTCGGCTAGGAGTCAACCAGTGAGCGCGACCCACAACTTCAACGTGACCGGCTACGACGACGCGCTTCTCCGCTTGCTCGATCTCGCCGTCAACAACAACGCGATCGCGGTCGCGGTCAATGCCGGCGGGACCGGCTACACGGTCGGCGACATCCTCACCGTCTCCGGCGGGACCGTCGTGAGCTCGCTCATCCTCACCCTCGAGGTCACGAGCGTCTCCGGCGGCGTCGTCGACGGGATCAGGATCTTCGATTGTGGCGCCTACAGCTCGAACCCAGGGAACCCGGTCGCCGTCACTGGCGGAACCGGCGGCGACGACGCGACCTTCGACATGACCTTCGAGACCGAGAACTGGGCGATCAACCGCAACGTCGCCAGCTCGACCTCGGCGATCGACAACATCACGCCCGCCCAGGGGAGCGCCGGGACCCAGGTCATCGAGCGCGAGGTCCAGCTCCAGGGGCCGGGCTTCGCCGGCGCCGACGAGATCTTCGTCGGGATCCTCGAGGTCCGCGACACCGACGCCGCGGTCTTCAACTGGCAGCTCTTCGGGATGACGGGCTTCAACACGATCCTCGACCTCATCGACCAGCCGGGCTTCTCCTTCATCGAGCCGAACGAGATCGCCTCGTTCGTCCCGCTCTCGAACGGCGCGATCGAGTGCTGGTTCCATATCACGCCGCGCGTCCTCTCGGGGATCATGAGGATCGGGACGACCTTCGAGTCGTTCTACCTGGGATTTTTGAACCCGTTCGCGACGCCGACCGAGTACCCCTATCCGCTATATATAGCGGGCTCGAGCTCGCGCTGGAACGAGAACTTCGGGAGCTCCGGCGTGACTCACTCCGGACTCGTGGATCCTGGCGCCTGGACCTCAACCTCCGGCAACACCCGCGGCCCGGCCGGCCTCCGCTTCTTCGATGGCTCCTGGCAATATGTCCAGAACTGGAGCTTCGCCGGCTCGAGCCGCTTCCAGAACAACGACCGGATGGTCTATCCGGCCGGCGATCTTCCGGCCAGCGCGGGCGAGGTCGCGCCGATCGACAGCTTCCTAAACAGCGACGCGGACCGGCGCTGGAACGCCATGATCCCGTCGACCGGGAACCCTGGCTCGCCGTCGGTGACAATGCGAGAGACCGAAGACTCGGGCGGCGACATCACCCAGCTCATCCCGACGATCGTGAACTTCTCCCAGCCCTCGCTCCAGATCCTCGGCGAGCTCGACTCGGTCTTCTGGGGCTCGACCGCCGGGAACAACATCGTCTCGGAGGATCGCGTCGTCATCGGCGGGATCTTCTACCGGGCCTTTCAAAGCGCGAACCGGACCGACCAGTTCGCCTTCCAATTCTTGCGCGAGGACGCCTAGCTCATGGCCTTCCAGACTGGAACATCGACTTCGATCGAGAACCTATTGACCCAGCTCTCGACCTTCCTCCAGGCGAACGGCTGGACCGAGACGTTCTTCAACACGATCACCGGCGACGTCGGCTCGATCGGCTTCTCGAAGAACTCGATCTTCGTCTCGTTCCAATACACCGAGGGGACCGACGGCGGGACGATGGCGGTCTACCAGGCAACCGCGGCGGATCCGAGCCCGACGACCGACCCCTGGACCGCGACCGGCGACTCCGGCAACGGCAACCAGACGAACACGCCCGCGAGCTTCGACGCGGCCCGCTCGGTCAATATCTTCGCCGGCCCTCACACCGCCTTCTTCTTCTTCGAGAACAACGCCTCGCCGGCATACGTTCACGTCGTCGTCGAGGTCGACGCCGGGCGCTTCCGTCACTTCGGCTTCGGCGAGATCGACAAGATCGGCGACTGGAGCGGCGGGGAATACGTCTATGCTCACAAGTGGGATCAGAGCACCTCGAACCGGATCGACCAGCCGGCCTCCGGCTTCCATGACATCGGCATGGACGCGACGACCTTCCAGTCCCAGGGCGGGACCATGAGGGTCTCGGGATACCCTGGCGAACCAGACGCGGCGACCGAGTGGGCGAACATCGCCGACGCCGGCGGCGGCAACGACACCGCCGGGAACCCTCGCTGGAAGGCGATCGGCGGCTGGAGGGGCTCGCGTGAGTTCTCCGCCTTTCATGGGATCCGGATCTCGCTCGGCTCCGCTTACAAGCCGTTGATCCCTTGCCCGATCGAGCTTCTCGATACAGTTCCGGCGCCGGATCTGGTTCGTCGGGTCGGCTTCCAGGCCGACGTCCGGATGGTCAATATCGCGAACATCGACCCGGGCCAGGTCATCAACATCGCCGGCGACGACTGGTATTTTTTCCCCTGGGTCCGGAAGCAATTTCTCGAGAACGACACCGAGGAGAGCTGGAACGCGGGCGTCGCGTATCGTCGCGAGAACGCCTAGCCGGCGGCGACCATGACCGACTTCGCCGGCAAATTACAACCGACACTCGGGCCGGCTGGGCCGTTCCCGGATCCGGACGTCGGCCAGCCGATCCCGTCGGGCTTCTCGTTCGCGCCTCCGGTCGGCTCGGCTTATCCGCCGGCGCCCTTCAATCCGCTCGGCGCCTCGCCTTCCCTGGTTCCCTGGGAGCGGGTCGAGAGCTTCATCACCGCCTTCGGCGTCGATCACGACGCCCCGAACACGGTCGACGCGGCCGCGGACGGCTCGAACATCGGCGGCGTCGTCCAGCTCACGAACACCCAGTTCCCCTCGAACCAGGACGCCGCCGGCTTCCTCAATCCGAGCTTACAATTCGACTGGTTCGAGAAGTGGCATATTATTCCGGGCGAGCTCGCGCTCGGGAACGTGCTCGTCACCCAGGTCCGCCAGATCGAGGTCTTCAACAACTTCCGGACCGAGAACCGGAGCTGGGAGGCCTTCGTCAACAACGTCGGCGCCGGCGTCGCCGCGACGAACCTCCCGTCGCTCCCGAAGCTCTTCGACCCGTTCGAGAACTTCCTCCTCAACATCCAGGTCACGACCGCCGGCCCGCCGGCGATCGCCGGGACGCTCGACTTCGACATCGACCTCGATCCGCCGGACATCATCACGGTCACAGTCACCGGGAACCGGATCACGATCTTCCAGTTCCGGCCCCAGGCGCCGATCCTCGAGACGCTCCTCTTCAAGACCGACATCCTCGCGATCAACGACGGGACCGAGCAACGGATCAACGTCCGCGAAGCGCCGCGCCAGCTCTTCCGCTTCACGATCCGGACCGATGACGACCGGACCCGCGACGCGATCAACGCCCAGCTCTTCGACGCCCAGGCCCGCGTCTTCGGGATCCCGGTCTGGTTCGAGCAAAAGCCCCTCGAGGCGCCCCTGGCGATCAACGACACGACGGTCGAGATCGACACCGCGAACGCCGACTTCCGGGTCGGCGGCCTGGCGATGATCTACGACAACGACTTCGCCCAGGACACGCTCGAGATCGCGGCCGTGAACCCGACGAACCTCGAGCTCGACGTCGGCGTCGGCCAGGCCTTCGACGCGGTCAACACGATCGTCGTCCCGGTCCGGACCGCGCTCACGAAGGCCCAGCTCACCCAGGCCCGCTACGCGATCGGCCCGACCGACTTCAAGCTCGACTTCACGACCCTCGACAACATCGACCTCGCCGACTCCTCGGCCTTCGACACCTACCAGGGCGCCGGCCAGACGGTCGCGAAGCCGAACATCGACCGCCTCAACTTCATGAAGGGCGCGACCGTTGCGGAGGGGATCCGGCGCAAGGTCACGCGCCTCGATCCGGAGACCGGGCCGCCGCTCCAGATCTCGTCCTGGGGCAAGGGGAAGCCGACGTTCGCCTATGGGTTCGAGTCGAAGAGCTTCGCCGAGACCTGGGAGTTCCGGCTCCTCCTTCACTTCCTCAAGGGCTCCCAGCTCGCGTTCTATGTCGGAACCGGCCGCGACGACTTCAAGGTCTTCGCCGACATCTCCGACTCGACGAGCCAGCTCGACTTCCAGGCCTTCGGCTTCACCCGCTTCGTCGGGGAGGTCACGCCGCGCTCCGACATCCAGGTCGTCCGGAATGACGGGACGCTCTCCCAGCACGAGATCACCGGCTCCTCCGAGGTCTCCGACACGGTCGAGCGGATCACGATCACGCCGCCGATCACGCCGGCGCTCCCGCTGGTCGAGCTCGATCGGATCGAGTTCCTCACGCTCAACCGGATCTCGAACGACCAGGCGGTCTTCTCGCATAGACGGCCGGGCGAGAGTAGGCTCGACATCAAGCTCACCGGAGTCCCGTCATGACCTTCGCAACCCTGGAGACCAGTCGAGAGTCGGGCTCAGTCCTCGAGCTCTACACCTTCAAGTTCGGCCTCTCGACCTTCCGCTTCACGTCGTTCCAGCGGGACATCGTCTGGCAGGGTTTCAGCTATACCTCGGAGACGATCTCGAGGAGCAACACCGGCGCCTCGATCGAGGACGTCGCCGGCCAGGTCACGATCACGCTCCCGATCGACAACGAAGTCCCCCAGCTCTTCATCCGCAACGTCCCCGGGAAGGTCGGCTCGGTCACGATCCAGCGCGCCCAGCTCAACGACCCGCTCGAGGAGACGGTCTTGTTGTTCGACGGCTTCGTCGCGAACGTCACCCTCGACGGCGAGCTCGAGGCGAAAGTCTTGTGTAATCCCCAGACGAAGATCTTCGCCCGCTCGGCGCCGCGGATCACCTACATGAGCTTGTGCGGCCATATCCTCTATGACGAACGCTGCAAGGTCGACATCTCGGGCTTCACCTTCACCGGCCTGGTCTCGGCCTTGTCGACGAACGTCATCACCGTCAACGGCGCCGGCGCGGTCGGCCTGGCGGACAATTTTGTCGGCGGCTTCGCCCGCTTCCCCGCCGGCACGTTCGACGACGCGCGGCTCATTCTCGCCCAGGCGGGCGACGTCATGACGCTCCTCATCCCGTTCGCCGAGAACGTCCTCGGCTCGAACATCGACCTCTTCGCCGGCTGTGACCGGAGCCTGGACACTTGCGACTCGAAGTTCGCGGCGGTCCCGAACTATGGCGGGTTCC